CTGCTGTATCTGACAGACCCTCGCATACAAGTGACCAAAAAGTATTCTGGAATGGTACTGATTGGTATGTGCAAGACATGGTAGGTAACGAATACGATGTAAGAAACCATGCACAGAGTTTAATACTTAACTACTGCCCCGAATGGAAACAACGTAATATAACCCACAGGTCAATAGAGTTAGTTCATAAAGGTTCAGACAATTGGACAGCAGAAGAACTAGCCGAGTACAATGCTAACCAAGCTATCTGGGCTAAGATAAAAGAGATACGTGATGCTTCTAATACACTAGAAGCTATGTCACCTATACCTCACGACTACTGGTTAGACGAACATTGGCCCAGTGATATAGGAATGTAAAAATTTAAGAGCATAGTCCCCTATTAAAAGGATGAGGTATCCCCTCCCTTAAACACTATTAATAATTTATACTTAAGGAAACACAGGTATAACTTATATTATCTAAGGAGAACACAGATGATAACAGACTACCAAACATTTATACACCTTTCTCGTTATTCTAGATGGTTAGAAACAGAAAACCGAAGAGAAAACTGGGAAGAAACAGTAACTCGTTATATGTCAACATGGAAAGACATGATTGATGATGAGACTTACAAGAAGTTATTTAAATACATTTCAAGCTTAGGTGTTATGCCTTCTATGAGAGCTATGTGGGCTAGTGGTCCTGCTCTAGAACGTAATAACATTACTGGATATAACTGTTCATATCTTAAGATAGATACACCTCGTGCATTTGATGAGGCAATGTATATACTTATGTGTGGTACAGGTGTAGGTTTTTCAGTAGAAGCCATTGATGTAAATAAACTACCATATATTAACGATCACTTTGAAGTATCAGAAAGATTAATCAGAGTAGAAGATTCTAAAGAAGGTTGGGCTAAAGCTATACGTAAGCATATAGCAGACTTATACTTAGGTAGAATACATTACTTTGATTACTCAGATGTAAGACCTGCAGGCGCTAAACTAAAGACAATGGGTGGCAGAGCTTCAGGACCAGAGCCGTTAAAGGAACTTATAGATTTTACAACTGCTTTATTTAAGAGAGCTGGTGGACGTAAACTAACCCCTCTAGAGTGTCACGATCTTATGTGTAAGATAGGTGAGATTGTAGTAGTAGGTGGTGTACGTAGATCAGCTATGATATCCTTAAGTGATTTAGGTGACCACACTATGCAGGGCGCTAAGTCAGGTGCATGGTGGGAAAACAATGCTCAACGAGCATTAGCTAACAACTCAGCAGTATACTTACAAAAGCCAGATGGCTTAACATTTATGAAAGAGTGGACTGCTCTTATTGAATCTAACTCAGGTGAACGAGGAATATACTCTCGTTATGGTGCTCAAGCAACTGCTCCTGAACGTAGAGATTCTGATAAAATTCATGGGACTAACCCTTGCGCAGAGATAGCTCTTCGCTCTAACCAGTTCTGTAACTTAACAGAAGTAGTACTTCGTAGTGAAGATACTCTTAAAACAATTAAAGAAAAAGTAGAGTGTGCAACAATTCTAGGCACATTACAATCTACATTAACTAACTTCCCTTATTTACGTAAAGTATGGAATTCAAATACAGAAGAAGAACGTCTACTAGGTGTATCTTTAACAGGTGTATGTGATTGTCCAGTACTATTTAATGCTAAAGAAAAAGATATACAGGAACTACGTGATTACTCTATTAAAGTAAACGTAGAGTGGGCTAAACGCCTTAACATACCTGCATCTACTTCTATAACAACGATTAAGCCTTCGGGTACTGTTAGTCAACTTGTAAACAGTTCATCAGGAATACATGGTCGCTTTGCACCATACTATATCCGTACTGTACGAGGAGACAATAAGGACCCTTTGACTGACTTTATGAAGCAGACAGGTGTGCCGAGTGAACCCTGTGCAATGAAGCCTGACAGTACTACTGTGTTTTCTTTTCCTATCGAAAGCCCTAAAGGTTCTGTGATGGCCAATGAGTTGAGTGCTATCGAGCAATTAAAACTATGGTTGAAGTTAAAACAGAACTGGGCAGAACATTCTGTATCTATTACGGTATATGTTAAGGACACTGAGTGGTTAGAGGTTGGTGCCTGGGTATATAAGAACTTCGATCAAATAACAGGTGTGTCGTTCTTACCTTATACTGAGCACTCGTATCAGCAAGCTCCGTACCAGCCTGTTTCGGAAAAAGAATATAATGAATCACTCGCACAATTTCCATCGTCAATCAACTGGAATGAACTCTCGGTTTATGAGCAGGAAGACAATACTGAAGGGGCACAAACGCTTGCATGTACTGCAGGGGGTTGTGAAATCTAATGGAAAGTTACTCGCTGATGGCAGTAATGACTCTATTAGACCTCGCCCTTGGAAAAGAAAGAGAAGAGTAAACGCTAGACTACGAGCCTTCAGATTACGTTGTGCTCGTAGGAAATTCAAACAGATAGGAATTAATTTAGAGGAATAATAAATGCCAACAATACCATTACAAAATTTAGGTATCAAGGGCTTGAATACAGATACGCCACCACAGGCATTATCTCCTGAAAACTTTTCAGAGGGTCTTAATCTAAGAGCCTTTGACGGTTCTCTTCAGGGAGTTCCAGCTTTTCCTACAGCGTTTGATACTAACACTACAGGCAGTACTGCTCGTGATGTATTAGCTATTACTCAATGGACACCCGTAGGTTCTAGTCAATTTAATTTAGCATACTTATGGAATGATTCTGGAACAGTAAAGTTTCAAGTAGCACAAGATGTTACTGGAGCTTTAGGTTCTTTATCAGGTGCTACCTCTACAACTAACTTAGATGAAAATGCTAGATTTGGTTTAGATCTTTTTGCTTTCAACGGACTTCTTATTAGTAATGATGGTATAAACCAACCTATATTAATAAGAAACACTGGTACAGAAGCAGCACCTAATTACGTTGCTCAATTTTTAGTTAACTGGTTTTCAGGTACTGATGAAACAACACAAGCTCTTGTTGCAGACAGGGTTACTGCTCAAAGTATGGCGCAATATAATAATAGATTAATAGCGCTAAATTTAAGTGGAGAGTATTTAAATAATGAAAATTTAGGTAATGCATCTTTAGCTTGGTCTACACCTATTACAGATATTAATACTCTGGATGGAGTTAATTGGCAGTATTCTTCTACTAACAGTGCAGGAGACGATATACTTACTGAAACAGTAGGTGAACTATTAGATGCAGCCCAATTAGGGCCTTATCTTATTGTTTATAAAGATGATTCTGTATACAGGTATCAAGATACTGGTGCACCTTTATATTTAACTAGTGAAATGTTATTTGATGATGATGGTTTATATAGCCCTGGTTGTTTTGAAGACATAGGTGGAGGTAGACACTTCGTGTTAGGTAATTATGGTATATACATACATGATGGTGGACCTAATAAAGAAGATATATCTCAGGGTAGAATACAAAAAGATATTTATGAAACAGTAAATGCTGCACACAGAGACAGAACTTTTACCTTCAGAAATACTAGAGATAAAGAAGTATGGGTATGTTATAGTGCACTAACTGAACATGATGGTACAAGTCGCACAGGTACAGGTTGTAACTTTGCTTATGTATACAATTACTCTACAAATACCTGGTATAAAAGAACTATTAATAATCTTAAAGGTATAACTGAAGGTGAGATTAATGGTGAAATATATATTTACGGTTTTGGTACAGGTGGTATATTTTTATTAAGTAGTACTTTAATTGCAGATGGATACGCTAGATTCTTAAAACAAGACTTAGGTAATCCTAATGTTACTAAAAGAATAACTGCAGTATACCCTATGAGTACTAATATATTTAATACCACTGCTATTACATCTAGTAATTTAAATGACAATAATACTGTTGATGCTCAATTTAATTTAACATTTTCAAACAGAGATAATAACTTTAAAAGAACATTTGATCCTTCAGTGGGATCGGGATATAAAAGGGATTATAGATTAACTGGAAGATACTTTAATTTAGAAGTAGCCATGTCAGGTTCTATTAATCCTGAGTTAACAGGAATGGACTTAGAGGTAATACCTTCAGGTACACGATGATACTGCATTAGCAGGGGAGTAAATAATGTCTAACGTATTCATACCAGCAAGCATTAGAGATAAAGCAATTAGAGATACTTTAATTGCTATTGTTAGAGAGCTAACTAACTCTAATGAAGTTGAAGTACAAAGTAACCCACCTAACTATAACGACCCAGGTAATCAAGGAGACATTGTTTACGCCACTTCTGATTCATCTATATGGGTTTTTACAGGTAATGCTTGGACTCCTTCTGCTATAGGTCAAACTTCTCAAACATATTTTGCTTATGCAGATACTGCGGATGGCTCAGGGTCTACCTTCTCTACTACTTATTATACAGGTGCATTATATATAGGAGTAAGTGTTACTTTATATACTCCACCTGCATCTCCAACTCCTTCTACTAATAATTCAGATTATAGTTGGGCTAGGTTAAAAGGAGAAGATGGTACAGTTGGTACAGATGCACCTAGGTTTGCTGAAATTGTTTTATATACAAATGCAGCGTTATCTGCAACCCCACCTGCACCTTCTGCAACTATTACATGGTCAACAGGAGCATTAAGTTCTATAACTTCAGGTTGGACTGAAGATATACCTACTGTAACAGCAAACTCTACTGATTCTATTTATTTATCTAAGTTATCTTTTTCAGATACATCAGCCCCTTTTACAACAACTACTGTTACAGGGACTACCCCTGTTAAAACTATTAATTTTTCAGGAGTAGTAACTTTTAGTAGCGGTGATTTTAATGTAGACGGTTCTCCTATTACTACTATAGATGGTGGTAATATAGAAACAGGGACTATTAGTGCTGACAAAATTGATACAACCCAATTAGTACTTAATTCAAGTAACATATTAACAATTGATGGTTCTCAGGTAGCAACAAGAAGCCATAGAACAATAATTGATGATTATATAGATGATTTAGCAGGAGTTGCTTTAAGTCCAGGAGCCTCTGCTAATGGAACTAGAGTATTAGGTGGCAATAATACTGCTGTATTAAAGTATAGATTTTCTGCAGATATAGATAATTTATCTATTAATACCCCTGATGATGAATTTAGAACTAAAAGATTTTATTATCCTGTTGTAGTATCTACAGGGAATCATTATAGTATTAATAACAAAAATGTAAAGTTTTTTACAATAGAAGATATAAGTGCTGCTCAAAATACTTCTTTCTATACTAACAATAATTCAAATGATTTTTATAGATCAGGTAATAATGATAATGATCGTACAGTAGCCTTTGGTATATCTGGAAGTTATATGTATCTTAATATGGTTGAAGTATTAACCGAAGTTAATCCAGCTGTTGAGTTTAATGATTCAGGTCGTATTAAAATAGAAGTTCAAGTTACTGCAGATAACAATAATATACCTGAACTAACTTCTATAACTATGGAATCATTTGCAGTTGATATTGAAGAGTTTTTTGTAGTTACAGGTTCAGCTTCTCCAGGAACAGTATATAATCTTACAGAAAATTTTGAAGTAATAGATAATGTACAGTTAACTGGAACAACAACAACAACACCTTATGTATATGAAGCATTTAACAATACTATAAAAGTAGTAGGTGATAGCACTATATATGGTGTAGTAAGAGGATATTAATATGACCATCAATAATAAAACATTAACAACAGTAGAAAACTTAGTGACAAACCCTACTACTACTGAAGGTAATTTTAGAATAGGTTTAGGTGATGCTCTTATTGAATTAAATAGTATTAACGAAAAACCACCACATTTGCATACTGCTGTTTCAGGCACAACGGTTAACTTAGATGTATCTAGTTATAATTATTTTGACAGTGGCATTACTACAGCCGATACGTCAATTAATTTTACTAACGTTCCTGTAAAGTCTCGCTGGTCCTATAGCTATAGATCTTCTTTATTATCTGGAGCTTGGGGTATTGATTCAAGCAATGTATCTTTAAGATATAGTAGAGGTTATGCTGAGCAAAATACTATTATGGAAGATATATTTATAAGTTCCGACGGATTAAATTTATACACAATAACTTCTGGCGATGAGACTGTTTATCAATATGAGTTAACTACTGCTTGGGATACTAAAACACTTAACTTTGTACGAGAAAAAGCTATAGCTGGTGCTTTTAGTGGAGGATCTTTTTCTGTTGGTAAAGCTTTATTTTTTAAACCTGATGGAACTAAAATGTATGCTGCTTGCTCTAGCTTTAATGTAGTTACAGAATATAATTTAGGTACAGCATGGAACATAAGTACACTTGTTTACGTTCAAAACATAAATATTAATCTTAGAGCTGAGTTTGTTCAGTCTATTTTTTTTAAACCTGACGGTTTTAAGATGTATGTTTTAGATTCTAATTCTGATAGGATAAAAGAATATAGTTTAGCCGTAGCCTGGGATATTTCTAATCTTACTTACAACGGACAATCCGTGACGTTTACTTCAGGCGGTTCTGCTGAAAGTAATCCTAGGGGTCTTACTTTTAAATCTGATGGTACTAAATATTATGTATGTGGATCTAGTGAAAGATCAATAATAGAATACACATTGAATACAGCTTGGGATGTTACTAGTACTAATCTTCCAAGCGGTAGTCAATACTATACAAATAAATTTTTTAATACTACTAATTCATGGAATTACGGTCTTATTTTTAAACCTGACGGTCGTAAGATTTTTACTTTAAACGGTAATTTTAGAACACTAGACGAATATACATTAGGTTTGGGTACAAAAACAATATTCCCATCATCATTAGTTGGTATTCCTAAACCTCCTGGTGTGAATAAAAGAGTAACTTATAATTTTGAAACATCAGATGGTGGCACTACAGTTAATTTATTAAGTGAAAATATAATTGATTTAGATTAAATTAAGGAGACAGCATGAAAGTAATTCATTTAGACCCAAGCAGTATTATTGCTCATTGGAGAGTAATAGAACCTGCTATACAGTCTGCACTAAAACATAGTGCTAATGAATCTACTACATACGATTACTTACAATGGTTACAAGATCCTACACAATATCAGTGTTGGGTAGTTATTAATGAAGAAGAGACTATAGTAAACGTTAGTATAACTAAAATAAACTATTATGCTACTCATAAGTCTCTTCATTTAATCACAACAACAAGTATTAATGGTGGACGATGGGACACCTATAAAAATGCCCATCACACAATTGAGGCTTACGCAAGACAACAAGGGTGCAGACGCATTGAGATGTATGGTAGAAAAGGTTGGTCAAAGATCCTAAATAAACTTAAAGGATCACAAGGTGAAAGTTATAACGAGACCTATGTGGTCCATTCTATGGAGTTAGAAAATGAGATTTAAAGAATTAAACCCGTTCATGCCTGCGGTTACACCCAGAGGTTTAGGTATAGTTTCTAAAGGTGGGGGTGGAGGTGATACTATAGAAAGTATTCCTAGTTGGTATAAACCTTATATTCAAAAGGCCGCAGGACAAGCAGGAGCCGCATTTGATTCTGGCGCTCTTGGTACTGTTGCTGGACTTAATGAACAACAACAACAAGGTATAGATGCTTTATCAGGGGCAGCTAATGAAGCTATGAATCAATATACTACTGCTAATGAAGCTACAAGTATATTAAAACAAGCGGCTGCAGGTGAAGGTATATACGGAGAAGGTGCTACTCAAGGACTTAAAGATGCTGCTATACGTGATTCTCAAGCTGCTTTTGCTCCAATGGGGGCTTCTCTGGCTACATCAGGACAAATAGGTGGTGCTCGTGCGGGATTATTAGCTGGTGAACGTGATGCTAACTTAGCTAGTGCTTTAGCAGGTATTGATTATCAAGACTTATCTGATCGCAGAGGGTTAACTACTGGTGCAGCTCAACAAATTATAGGTAACACAGGTGCTATGCAACAAGCCGCTGGCGCTGGAGCGAGCTATCAAGGCCAAGCAGGTCAAATGTTACAAGAACAAGATCAACGTGAGCTGGACGCTACTTATCAAGGACTATCAAGATTAGGTTCTTTATTATCAGGATCTCCGGTTCCTTCTCAAACACAAGCAACAGGAGGTAAATGATATGGGTGGTACA